TATTCATAAGTATATTATAACTTAAAACAGTTTAGAAGTCAAGCGTTTAAGTGGTAGTCCTGCAGAAATTTCTTCTACTGTATATTCAGTCCAAGCGTAATCGTTTAGCCATTGTGTTCTATCCGGAGTCAATGGTGTTTCTATATCGTGAAGAAAGTCTATGTCGTTACCAACGTCATACGCTAACGAGCTAGGGCTTACAAACGCTGGAACACCTTCTAGTACACTGTGTATACCAGGATTACTACTATAGCTTACAGTAGCATATACGTTGCTGTAGTCTATATCAAAATCGTCATAGCTACCAGGTGTTTGTTTAGGTGTTTGTCTACGAACGTTTTTAAATTCGTGTTCAATGCTGGGTAATGTGCATCTAGGATGAGGACGAAAAACAATTGGCCTATCAGTATGTTTTTGTATTTCAGTAATTGTATTCATTACCCAGTTACTCATACTAGGCATATTAATCCATTGCAGACTTTTATCGTGTTGCCCGCATATAAGAATGTATTCGCCGTTATTCCGCCAAGGCTTTAGCGAAAGATCCAAAACATTAGCACGATCGCTGTTATTACCGTTATCACCAAAGTAACCATCTCTATTAATTCCGTTTAATGCAACTTTCCAAGTTGTACCTCTACTTATACCACCTACTTCTAGGACCACGGTCGGTTTGGATTGTTCCAGGTTCCTTTTCCAGATATCTTTATTCTTAGCCATTCTCCCAGCGAATAGAACACTCCAAATAACATCAACATCAGATACAGGGTCGTTCCAAACAACGTCATGCCCAGCAGCCACAAGACTGTGAGCAAAGGCATTAAAAACTTCTCTACTATTAAGTGCGCCATAATTTGTCCATAAACTAAATTTCATATGTAAATACTTTCATATAGTTTATTTACACGAGGTACACAATGCCAGCAATAACTGTGGTTACAACATTTCATCCAGACGGGTATTCAAAATACGGACAAAGATTTTTAGAAAGTTTTGCAAAACAAGTAGATCCAAGAATTAAATTAGTAGTATATGCTGAAGGAATATTACCTCCTAATCCAGATATAAGAAGAATAGAAATACTAAGTGCAGAAAAGGCATTACCTAAACTAAATGCATTTAAAGAAAAATATAAAAACGATCCTAGAGCAAACGGCATTCCTCCAGATGATATAAAAGCAAGACGCCCAAGAGATTGGCATAAAGCATTTAAGTGGGATGGCATTAGATTTGCTAATAAAACTTATGCAGTATTTGATGCATTTGAAAAAGGCAAGGATTGGATTGTATGGATGGACGCAGACAGTTACATCCACAGTCACTGGAGTTACGAAGACTTTATATCACTGCTGCCTAACAACACATACATTACATATGTAGGTAGAGGTAAAGGATCACAAACATGGCCCGAGTGCGGATTCTATGGTATGAATAAAAATCATCCTGTGTGTCACGAGTTTATGAAGGACTTTGAAGCAATGTATGAAGATGCGGAAAACGGAATGTTTAAGTTAGAAGAATGGCACGACAGTTATATCTTTGGCGAAATATTAAACAAGTATAAAGAGTTTCCGTCACACGATTATAGTGCAGACATGTATCTTAAGGAAGCTAAGACAGGCGGTGGTGGACATCCACTTATTAATGGTCCGTTAGGTAAATGGATGGATCACATGAAAGGCGGACGTAAAGACAGTGGCAAAAGTTTGCCTAAAGACTTAATGGTTAACAGAACCGAAGACTATTGGAAATAATCTCCCCAATATGTATAATCATCTGAATAATAATCTTTGATTATATCGACATGCTCTTTTGTAACATTTACTAAGACATTAACTTGTGAAGTTGTTTTTGTTTGAGTAGGACGTATCTTGCATTCTGAAATTTTAGATACATCATCTAAAAATCTAGTACCAATTTCTTGTGTTAAGTAAATGTTATCATAAAAACTAGGATCTTTTTTAAGTACAACTACTTGCGGTAATGAGTGCCTTTTTAAATCTATATACTTTTCTCTAAGATAATCGAGATTGTTTATAAAATCTTCCCAGTTGTTTACTTCTTTTTTAATGTTATTTCTATTTTTTAACATTACACGATCTTTAAAACAACTTACAACTCTTTGCACAGGATCGCGAACAAGTGCATACTTGTAGTCTAGTTCATCTAAAGAACTATAAGGACTACGTGGTAAGGTTTTCCACCATTCGTCATGTTTTCCTAAAACATGTTTCATCTGTCTGGCTAAGTGCCTTTGTGCTCTAGGAAATCCTAAAATACTTGTTACACTAGTTGATCCGACTTTTTTACTACAAGCAACATACAGCGTTTTTTGATTTGGAAATTTTACTATCATACATATTGTCTCATATGTCTCCAGGCTGATCCATCTTCAAGTTCACTAAATTTCCAATGGAACATACTAATACGCTGAAGCCATTTTTCTCTGTCAAACTCTTTAGGTGATTCTAATCTACTAAAATCTGAATGTGCTACTTCTGCACATTGGCTAGTGTTAGGATCTGTTATAAATGCATGATAACCTTGTATAATAGGACCAACTATTGAACTACTATTATGATTAACAACTGCCCAGCATCCATTTAAGTCATCTTCTAAAGAATATCTATTGTTCTGTACTGTAGCAAATTTTACCTGTCTAAGTAGTCTACTTATTTCACCTGCACGTCTGTTTGTTTGATTATCTTTAGGATGCAATCTTACACGTATAGGTCTATCAGAAAAATTTCTAATAGCATTGCATGTTTTTATAAGCCACTTGTCTAAACTTAAAGTTCCCATACTCCATCCGCCTTCTCTTTGAGCACAAATTAAAATATGTCCCTTGTCTCGTACTTTATTTTCTAAAACGATGCCTGTGTCTTTGCTTATTTGTTCCCAACGTTTTGGATCAATATTGTTGTCAAAATAATTTCCTGTATTAGGGAATACTCCGTCAAAACTATATCGAAGGTAATGATGTGGCTCGTTTGATTTGTTAGCATACAAAAATAAATTAGCATCTGCGCAACAAACATGCTTATTTTTTGTACAATCTATGACGCTTTGTCGTAGTCTCAAATGAGGAGCGTTCTTGCCACGTTCGTGTTGCCAGCCTTGTATGACTCCAACGTCTGAATCTATTAAATCGTTTCCTTTGTGTAGTACACCAATATCGCCGGCTGCATTAACACCTTGCACAAATTTAGTTAAAATGTTAAACTTTTCTTGACTTTTATTTTTGCTAGGTACTACATTGTAGTAACTAACTACTTTCACTTTACTATCTCCCAAGCATAGCCGTTCATCATTTCTTCTCTATTAAATTGTGCATAACTTAAATGACACATAAGAGAATACATTGTATCTTTGTCTGGCATATTTAGATTATTAATTTGTGATAGTTCTGTGTTACATACAGCAGTTGCGCAATTAGGACCTAACGCAATAGCAGGCTTGCCAAAATTAAGTGCTTCAAGTGCTGCAATACTATTATATGTAACTACACAATAAACATCATTTGCCATTGCTGCTTCTAGTGATTGATTTGTAATTCTGTGTCTACGATCAGGTTTTAATCTAATTTCGACAGGACGATCTGTATACTCTTTTAATTGTTCGCTAACCTGCTTTACCCATTCTTCTGGACTCGGTTGATCCCATAACATCATAACTTTTTCACTAGGAGGAACAAGTAGGATTTTTCTCCCATCGCCTTTAAACTTTTTGTATTTCCAGTTTAGTAAACGGTCATCAGGTCGATACATAATAGGTTGTGTATTTTGTAATGCGTTCTTAGTTACACGATGCCATATTTTAGATTTGCTTCCTTCGTTACCGAAATACCCTGTATCAATAGCATAAAATGTACGCTTTGTTTCCCAACAATGCTGTAGAGCTTTTCTACTGCCGCCGCCTAGTCCTCTAATTACTAATGGTGTATCTGTACGTTCTTCAGTCTTCCAATCACTTAATCTACCACCACTACCTATTACAAAACTTTGTAAATATTCGTCGTACTGTAATCCGTCTTTGTTATATGCAATTCCCTCTTCAGGATCAATTGCAGCATTTTTATGAACTGTTCCTTTCATAAATTTATTTTGTATAATTTTCATTGCTTCTTCCTGGGTGTTTCCGTAATACTTACCTGTAGGATCAATTGGTGTATATATTACTGTTTTTACGGTATCAAGTACTTCACTAGGTAAGGTTAACTCTTCAAATTTTGATCCTTTTGATTTTGCTAAATTTGTCTTTTGTTCTGCACCTTTTATACCTTCCATTAGATACTTACGTTCTGCTCTGTAGTATTCTAAATTATACTCGCAATCTTTATATTCTTCGAACCAAGGTCCGCCTTCTGTATAATGAATAAACTTCGGCTTTCCATCTTCCGGTTCTTTATACCATCCTACTAGCCAGTTCCATTCGTGACTAATTGCACCAATTTCGTTATCTTTTAACCAACTAAATCTATGTAGATACTTACCGTCAATATTAGGATCGTTAACAAGGTCTTTTGTTAGTTTTGCATTACTTGGATGTCCGCAGTTAACTAACATCATACTTGACCAATTTTTACGTGGATAGTTTAACTGTTGTCTGCCATCCATTTTTGTGCCTTCTTTAGGCGTATAATCGTGTTGTGCGCACATTAATGCATACTTATTGTCAGCTTGATCAAATAATTTTTTTACATCTTCAACAGCAATAAAGTCACAATCAATAAACAATGCCCAACCCTTGAACTGTGCCATTTCTGCTATTAAAAATCTTGTAAATGTAAATTCAGTACTAGCAAGTTTGTCTGACTTGCGCCAATATAGCCCGTCTCTTTTTAGTAATCTTTGCTTTAAAGGAATAACTTCAATAGGAACTGATGCAGTATCTAACAAACTTTGTTTACAGGCTTGGTAAGCAATATCTTCTCTACTATCCCAGCCTACATATATTCTTAATGGATCCATTAGTCTCTTCTTTCAATATCTTCTTCGGTTAGCTCATCACCTAACCAGACTTCAATTACCTTTGCGGTAATATCACCTACGTTTGTTGCTTTGTGCCAAGTATTAACTGGTATGTCAATACTGTCTCCCGAATAGTATGTTTTATTAATTATGTCATTATTCTCAAATTGTAATGCCATGTGTATTGTACCTTCTACAACATGCCAATGTTCTGAACGTTTAAAATGTCGTTGATCGCTAAGACTTTTACCTACATCAAACGCAAGTTTTTTAGTAGCCCAGCCATCGCCTTTATCTAGCACAGTGTAGTTGCCCCATGCACGTTCTGTAGTAGGTTGAGCCCATTCTTTTAAAATCCAACTGCTTGAATTCTTTTTATCTTCGCCGCCTACACCAAATGCAAATTCTACACTAGGATGTCCGCCATATGCTTCGTATTCAGGTGTAGTAGTATTACTTCTATCGCCGCCATTGGCAAATATAATCTTGCCAGTTGTAGTTGACATTGTATGAAAAATTGCTTGACTTGCACTATTGTCGCTGTCGTCAAATCCTATAACCTTATCTACTACTGCTAGTTCTTTAATAATAGCAACACGTTCTTTAAACGGCATAAACGGTTTACCTTTTTTTCGTGTTAACCAATCGTCGCTGTTAACTCCTACGATTAATCGATCTCCTAATTCTCGTGCTGCTTTAAAATATTCTATATGTCCGGAGTGCAGAGGATCAAATCCTCCTGTGACTAATACTGTTTTCATACAGATATTTATGTACGCATTTAACTGATAAATATCTTTATGAGTTACATTATAAATTCTCCTAAACCGGCAATCTTTATACACATACCTAAAACGGCCGGCGCTAGTGTAATTAAATCGTTAAGCAAAGCATACAAAACTTCTACTATAGAAAATAGCATAACTCAAGATAACAACTTTCACAGTACAATACATCATACAAAAGATATTGTAGATGTTAAAGATTATTTTGTGTTTAGTATTGTAAGAAATCCGTTTGACAGAGCAGCTAGTTGGTATTTTTTTAGGCAGCAAGTTCTTCAAAAAGGATTAAAACAACTTAAAAAGAATTCGCCAAAGCCATTAAGAGTAGTTGACGATATGCACAAAGTAACACAAGAACTAGCAGTAATGAACAGCGGATTTAATCCTTGGTTTGATCGTTATGTTAACGAGCCTTGGGACTACACTTGGTTTTCATTGAGTAACAATCAAAGTGCTTGGCTGTCAGAAGATGTAAAAACTATTATTAAATTTGAGTCAATTAATGACATTAAAAAATTGTATTTGTTTGAAAATATAGAACTAGGATATGCTAATAAGTCTAAAAATAATGGAAATTATAGAGACTTATTTTCAAACAAAACAAAAAAATTAGCACAGAAAATTTATGAAGAAGATTTAGATATGTTTAATTACATATTCTAAACAGGTGCATATGCTGTATCATCTTCCCATTCTTTAATCTTTTTATATCCTAAAGAGTAGATCCAATTGTCTAAATCTGTCAAACTATATCCAAAGTTTAAGCACAAGTCGTTTGTTTCTAGTACAATTAAAGGTTTATATTTTTCTATAGTATTAACTGCACCTTGCAAAGCAAATAATTCATAACCTTCTAAATCAAACTGTATTAAATCTACATCTTTAATATCTAAATCATCAATAGTAGTAATTTGTATATTTCCTAAATCTTCTGATATCATATGTTTGCCTGTATTTTTTCTATCTAATACAATACCTTTTTGTTCTTTAATATTTCCTAGACCAAGATTAAAAATTTGTGCGTTTGTTTTTTCTTTTAGGTTTTCTACTAAGCAATGATGATTTACAGTTTCAGGTTCAAACGTATATACATTATCAAAAGTGTTACAATATTGATAAGGATATAGTCCACAATGTCCGCCCGCTTGTATAACAGTTCTATGCGATGTAATCATAGAAGAAATTTCGTTAGGAAAATTAAGATGCCCTGGCAATGTTAAGTAAGTCCAGGCTTTTCTATCTTTCTTAGGCCAAAGCCATTGTTTGTCTAGTACTTCTCTGTATTGTACATTATATTTCATTTTTAAACTCAATTTCAGCTGTTATGTATTTTTTAGTTTCGCTTAGTATGTTTTTTATAACTATATCTTTTTGATTAGATTTTTTTCTAATATCAAAAATAATTTTAGAATTTTTATGTTTGTGTTTTTGTATCAGATGCTTATATGTAGACGCTGGATAATGAAAGCCGCAGCTAACAGCACTATAAAATAAATCAAATTTTATATTTTTGTCTATCTGAATGTTATTTGCATCTATAAAAACATACTCCATATTTCTTTCATCATATGTCTTTTTTAAATCTGTAATTTTACTGTAAAATTTAAAATCTTTTACGCCGCCGTAATTAGCATCACGAGGGTTATCTTTTGTATTATCAAAATCACCGTCTAACAAATATATTTTCGTTCCGAAGGTTTTATGAAAATGTTCGCTTTCTCTAGCAATACCACATCCTATATCTAACATAGTTTCTACAGGTCCAGTATAAGATGATATTTTTTTAAATATTTTTTCTTTTGACTCGGCATGATAAGAGTTATTAAGCCAGCCTGTTATCCACTTATCGTCCATTTTTTAAATCCCAAGTAAAACTAAAGTCGTCTATTACATATGTAACAACAGTATTTATTGGGTTATAAAACTGCAAATCAATTATTCCAGTGCATAGCATTGTATCTGCTGGCATTGCACCGTTAGTTTCTACAAAGTTTACAAGTTTTTTTGCACCTTGAGGACTAACACAATATCCCATTGCGCCGGCCCACCATTCACCTAAATAAATTTCCTTTGCTTTTTTATTAGTAGAAAGTTTAATAACATCATTAAATTCTACTTCCGGAAAAGATTTATGTATTGTAACATCATGCTCTAATATACAAATAGATTCGTCAAGTTCAATACATTTTTTCCATAATCGATAATGACTTAAGAAACATCCAACAGTGCCAACACGTTCAAATGATGCAATAGCTTTTTTATATTTAGAATTAATTTTTATGTTATAATCTTTTAACGTTTCTTTTTGTCCGTTACTACCTTCGAAAAAATATACATCCCAGTTATGCATCCTAGCAGACTTGTATGCTTTTTGTGCCCATTCTACGCTGTTAGGAAAATCAGACAATCGTATAATATATGATTTCATTCTAAATAATTCCTGTATACATTGAGATATTTTTCAGTTTCTTTTTGTTCACCTTTAAGAGTTAAAAACGCACTAGGGTGTTTAAGTTTACCTATTGTAATCCAAAGTTTATCTGCTGCTTCAAATTTATACTTGTTTGCAAGTTGATTTAATATAGTTTGATCTCTTCCCCACCGCCATTTTTCAATCGGAGTAGAGGTTAGCTCGCTTGCATATTCTTGTCTAAACCCGTTATCGTTAAATGTAACGAATCCTGCAAGCCATCTGCTTTCTTTATGATGCTTTAGTACATATTGTTTTTCAAATAATCTCTCTGTAGCAACTTTTCCAATTCTACGTGTGCAAATAGTATCAGCATCAAGAGTTATAACATTTTCGTTATTTTTAAATTTATTAGCAACAGCTAAAAATCTTACACTTTGTAAATATGATATTTTTGATTCGTCGTTTACAAATTCTCGTTCTTCGGTAGTTATACTAACATTATCTAAAGAATTTTCAACAGTAGGATTAACAATATGACAATGTAGATTAATCCAAGGGTTGTGCCTGTGAATACTTTCTAGTAAAGGCACAGCCCATTTATTATAGTATTCTTGATCTACACCTAATAAAATATTACACTTCACTTTTTTGCCTTTGTTAAACTATAAATTTTTTGATCTATTGGTCCTTTAAATATTCCAAAACTTCTATTAGTAGAATCAAGGGTATTGTAATTAGATCTTTTTTTAAAAACGTGCATTTCCGGTAAAGTATAAACACTAAAATTTTTGTATATAAAGTTTCTAACACTTACATCAGATGCCCAATGTAATGTTTCTGTATCTAAAATATTATTTGCAAAATTATTAACAATATCAATAATATCTTTTCGAAGGATCATCATTGCCATGCCTCCTTCATCGCCGTTCTTTTTTAGTCTACTAATATTAATAGCTTCGTGATTTTTAAAAATATTATTAATTATTTCTTGTGGTATAGATTTAAGAGCAATAAGATCAATGTCAGAAACAACAACATTCTCGTTTACTACTGGCATACTTTTCCAACGACTTAGTGCGTAGTACCCTTTAGTATCTCTTCCTGTTGTATTATACTTTTGTTCTATATCTTCAAAACTAATATTTTCTTGGTTTAAGTAAGATATAGTAGAATTATTAGGTAGTTGATTACCTAAAAAATATAAAGAAAATTTTGAGTTAGGATAAAACTGACGAATAGTTAAAGAATACAAATTATAAAAATTATTATAATATGTATTATCGGCAGCAGTGTGGAAGATCATATCGTAGCATCTTCCATTCCTGCTACACGTAGTTTAACTACGTTTGTAATTTGCCACTGCTTTTGATCAAGTGCTTTAAGCACACCTAACCATTTATTTCTTATCAATGCAAATTCATTGATAATTTTTTCATAGTCAACTACATCTGCTTCACCGTCAACGTATTTTTCAACGTCACGACTAGACAAAGCTCTTTGATAGTTTTCAAGATACTTTTTAAAATATGAGCTACGCAATCTACGTAGCTCAATATTTAGATAGTTAAGAATGGCTTCAATTTCTTGTAGTTGATTAAAACGATGTTCTACGATGCCTGGCATAGCAGCCGCACTTTTTTCGACATTACCTACGAGCTTACATTCTGCTCGTGCTTGTATCAGTTCTGTTTCAAAAAAAGATACAGCATCCGGTATTTTAGAAATGTCACGGCTTACTTCACTATACCATCCCATTACCAGTCCTCTTCTTCGTCCTCGTATGTTTCTTCATCGTCTAATTCTAGATAATAATTAATAGCAGAATCTAGTTGAGCATCTGTTCCGAGTAGTTCTTGGAATGTTTCGTCACTAATGCCATAATCAGCAAGTAGGTCAACAAAACGCTCAGCTGCCATTTCAATATGTTTCTTATCTAGATATTCTTTGAACATCATCCAAACATCAGCAATTTGATCTTCATTCATTTACGGTTGGCTCCTCGATTAGTTCATCAGTTGCTTCTTCGTCAACTTCAGAGGTATTTACCATAGAAGCTTCTTTAATCAAGTAATCTGACATAACTTTATCGAGTAGTTCACCGTTCCAATTTTTACGATATTCAAGTAGTTCTTCACCGTCCACTGTTTCGTAACGCAAGCGATTGCCTTGTTTGACAATAACGCCTTTTGCTTCAAACAGTTCAAGTAGTCCACTGTAAGGATTCATACCTGTTTCGTATGGAATCTTAACCTGCACACCTTCAAACGGTTTAGCATAACGTGTTTTCATAACCTTACAGGCTGCACGAATACCACGCACTTCGCTAATCTTGTTACCGTCTTCATCTTCTTTTAGTTTCAACTTCTTCATTGCAACTACAATAGATGATGCATAGATAAAACCTTGACCACCTGAAATCTTATCATCTGGATCAAACATATCTTGCGATGCGTATGTGTGGTTAGTTGCTACAAGTCCTACATTATGTGAACCAAACATGTTAACAGTGTTACGAACAAGTGAAGTCAATGCCTTAGGCTTACGACCCATATCGCCTTTCATATCACCTTTGTTAAACTGATCAACATCTGTAGGTGTTAACAACATACCTAGTGAGTCAACTACAAACAATACTTTAGGACGGTCTTCTTCCGCCATTGCTTTGTAGTCTGCCATAAACGTACTAATAGTCTTAGCTACGTCATCAATCATTGACATGTTAAGTTTTAGTAGTTTATCTTCTGATGTATCTACATCAAGTGCTTGTAGCCATGCTTCGTCAAGTGCGTTCTCTGAGTCAATCAGTACTACAAAGATACCTTGATCTTGTGCGCTCTTTACAATGTTGCCTGAACAAATGTAAGATTTACCTGCACCTGATTCGCCTGCAAATACACTTACTTTGCCTAGTGGAACACCTTTATTCCAATCACCTGAAATAAGATAGTTGAGTGCGTAGTTACCTGTGCTAATCCAATCAGTAGGATCGTTAAATCCTGCACTCATGCCTGTAATGGATTTAGTTAACGAAGTTCGAAACTTCGTAGGATCGAATGCCTTTGTTGCCATATGTATCTCCTATCTAAAAAGCATAATGGGGGATTGCTCCCCCATTAATTATTACTGTCCTTGACGTGCTCTAATCATTGCTAGAATGTCTTGAGCATTGCCACCTTCTGCAGGAGCCGCTTCAGCCGCTGGTGCTGGAGTTGCTGCTGGTGCTGCCTCTGCTACTGGAGCAGGTGCTGCCTCAGGTGCAGGTGTTGCCGCTGGTGCAGGAGTACTTGCTGCCGGAGCAACAGGATCACCTGTACGTGCTGCCATACCTGCTGGACGGAAGTATTGACCCCATCTAGCTTCGTCATATGCTTCACCGTCTACTGACGCTTCAAACATTTCTTGCATGACTTTGAGTTCAACTTCACCTGGCTTCTTAGGTAGGAAGTCACTTAGATTAAACAAGCCGTGTGTGTTAACAGCAGCCATTTCTGAATCACCTAGTGGACGCTCTCTACGTGCCCAATTAGATGTTGAGTAGTCTGCGTATCCGCCTTTGGATGTTTTGTTAAGACGGAAGTCAACACCAGCAGTGTAATCTGTTGGCAACTCTTCCATATCAGGGTCAAGCAATGCTGACTTGATAATTTCAAAAATTTGCGGACCGATAATAAAGCGTCTAATTGGATTCTCAGGTGCTTCATCATCTGCTAGTGGATTATCCACAACAAATCCTTGGAAGATATAAGAGCGTTTCTTCCAATACTTACGACCCATATCTTCTAGACTTGGATCTTTAAACCAGCCACGCACTTCGTTAAGAATGTTACATGTCTCGCCGTACATTTCCATACATGGAATTTGTACTTGTACTGGACGTGAATCAGTTTGTCCTTTTATACCTGCAAATGGAAGTTTGATAACAAGACGTTCTTTCCAAAAGAAAGTGTTGTCTTGATTGCCATCAGGAAGGAAACGAAGCACTGCGCTTTCGCCTTCTTTAATATTCCAAAACGGGTAAATTGGGTTTGGACCGCTTGGTCCGTTTGAACCGCCACCTTGACGTGACTCTTGCTCTTTTAGTTTAGCTCTAATTTCTGCTAATGATGCCATAGTAATGCCTCCTATAATTTATGCCTATGTGCTTTGTGCCTTTTTAACTTTGTAGCACAGTATTTATAATACTATCAACTACTTAGTATGTCAAGCCTTTTTTAAAGAAAAACTTGAAAAACTTTTAGAGGGCTTTACAGCCCTGCTAATCTTACAATATCTGCTGATTCAGTACTAGCAACTTGGTCTCCCATTGCCATTAACTTTCTTAGCATTTCTTTATCGCCTTTGGCTTTGGCTTGTTTTATTAATTTTTCCCAAGTTTCTCTATTTGGGATTTGTAATGTTTTTGACCACTCGTCGTCGGTAGGTGTTAATGTATCCATAAGTTCTGGATCTCTATAGCCAATTACTTCTGCTACACGACTATTGATACGCTCAATAAACTGTTTTGCAGGATTAATAAACTCCTCACCATAATCTTTTTCTACCATAGTAAGAACTGCTGTTTCACCTTTTGGGAAGTTGCCTGTTGTATAATCAAAATACGAAAGGATAAACTCGCCTAACGGTGTTTTGTCATCTTCTTGTTCGATTTTAATCTTTTCGCCGTCCGGTCCGTCGATCTCATCGCCTTTTTTCTTGCCATTCATTTTGGCTTGACGTACTGCATGTGCAAATGCATTGCCTTCGTCTGCGTCAGTTTCTTTTTCGCTAAATTGACCCATTAACTCTTCAAATGCATCATCTATTGCTTCGTCAGTCGTGCCTGAACGTGTTGTTAGGCCGCCTTTTAACTCTTGATATACGTCTTGTAGTTCATTGTGGAACTTATGTCCAAAGCCACTCTTTCTAATATGATTATACATACACACTCTAGGATCATTTAAACAGCCGTCGATAATACGTCTGATAGCAAAATCATCCATGCCGTTGTCTTGCATAATTTGAGTCATCATATTTAATTGTGCTTCGTATTGTGCCTGACGATCTGCTCTGGCTTGTTGAAAATCTTGCCACTTACTTTTAATCCAATCAACAATACCTTCGTCTAATTGATCAGGTCCTAGTTCTTCTGCTTTAGTTGCTTCACTTACAAGATTATAAATGTATGGGAAAACATCTTGTAGTTCTTCGTTAAATTGCTTAATAGTAAGTTGATCAATCCAGTTTTCTGCAACATCATTTGGAACATCTTCTAGTACAGGTGCTTCATATGATTCTGCTGCTTCTTTATAAAAACTTTCTTTTTGAAGATTTTGAATTTCTTTTTTAATGTTTGCTGCACGTTCTTTAACAACATCAACATACCCTGCTAGGCTTTCTGCCATTACACTTGAACGCTTCATGTATGAATTAAATTTACGCAACTTTGAAAGTTCTTCTGATAGTCCAGTAATATGTTTACCAAAGTCGTCGTATGGATTACCACCTTCGGCAACATGACGAGCCATTGCTCTTGCACCACTTAAATGCTTGTAAGGATATTTAAATTTTTCACCTTCTGCATTCTCTACAAATATTGCAGATATCTTTTGACTACGTGCAGTAGCACTTTCGGTATTAATTGCCTCAGTGTGTTTAATAGATAGCTTTGCATTACCTATTTTTTGAAAACTTGTTTTGTTTGTTCCATACATTTTTGATTCGTTCATTTGATCTTCCTCAGAGCGATTTGTAGCTAAAAAGTCATAATCTCTTTTGTCTAAATTTGACTTAGTTATATTCCTTGTATCAAAATTTAACATACGTTTCTTACTAAACGTGCGAAGTTCTTTTAAAAAGTTATACCAGTTATCTCTAGTTGCTGAGTCTTCGTTTGCAACAAAATCGTCACCATACATAACACTTAAATTTTCTTCATCAATTGATATACTTACTTGTCCTAAGACTCTATCCGATTCTTTGTATTCAAAATCAAAAAATCTAGCATCAGTTGGTACATTAGTAACTTCACCATCACCATTACCGATAGTAACTCCTGGGAATCTACCTCTAATTTTATTAAAAAGTTCTTCTGCGATATTGTCTAGGTTTTTCATATTAGTATTTATCAATAGTTTGTAGATATGAAGATTGGCATTGGTGCATCATAATCGTCTATGTCTTCTGCTTGATTAAACGTGTCGTATACTCTTGGATCCCAATCTTTAAGAACATCCATCATCCTTATAGCAAGTAATGTTGCACTTACTAAATCGTCTGTCATACCTACTTTAGCTTGAAAACTTGTATTAGTAGCAACAAATCCTTTTAATTCAGATATTAAAGGTTTTGAATGTACAGTCATTCTATCATTTTCAATCATAGTTTTTAAACGACTACACGCTGTAATCTTTGTGCTGTGTGTAGTATTAAACCCTTTACGAAACTTGCGCACATGTCCTTTGCGAATAGGTTCAGACACAAATAGTCCTGGTATATTCTCTTCCCCAAAATCGTTTATAACGATTAGTGCTGCT